TCATGGTTAATCAACTCTTATGATGGAATGGTGGGGCATTATTATTGCACGAAATTTCTCATGACGACACCATCTAGGATTCCGCCTCCTCGCTAGCTGCGGGGGCGAATCCTAGCGTTTCACCTTTTTAGCTTGCAGAATAATGACTATATCAGTTTTTGTTTTCTCGTTACTACGGGTCGAAAACCAAGACGGCATAAAGGATAGCCCTGTATTTGCGCTAGTATCTTTATTATCTGCCAATCCGCCAATCAAAATAATGTCACCATCATTCACCGATACCGAAGTTTGAATATTACGTTTAATCAACGTCGGCGAGTTATTCACGCCTGTATGGGTCTTGGCAAAATTAGACAGTTCCTGACTAATAGACAAATCAATCACACCCTGCCTGACTTCCGGCATGACATTAAAAATAACCCCAGAGGATCGATACTCCACAGACTGGACAGGCTTGTCACCCGAATAACTGACATTACTCAAAACAGGCACATCTTCACCCACTGAAAAAGAGGTTGACGTCCCTGAACGCGCCCGCAAAGATGGCGAACTAACCACAGTAAAACGAGAATCCGTATTAAACATCTCCACTAACGCACTCAAATTACCCGAAGAAAACTTGATAAAATTATCCATGCTTCCGGCAGTAGCGCCGCCAATCTGAATAGAAAAACGCTGACTCAGTAACTTAGCCGCTAAAGCCAGACCAGAACCATTACGCTCTGTCGTCTGCACTTGATAAACATAGCCGCCAACATAAACCTCGTCGGACATCGTATCAATAGAAGGCAATACCTGCTCTATCCGTGAAATATCCGCTTTAGTCCCATAGAAAACCAACATATCACCCGAAGAACTAAAAGAATTAGCACCAGAGGAATTGTTAGAGGCTTTAGATCCGCCCACATAGGCAGACATTGAACCACCATGACCGAAACGCCCCTGAACAACACTGGATAAAACAGACGTTAAGTAACCCACAGAACGATATTTAGGTTTATAAACAAAGGTGTGTTGCGGAATAACCGGTTCAACAATTTTTAGCTTATAAATATAATCAACGCCTGACTTATTGGTTACACCAATACCCATATTATTTAAGTAACGGACAAAAAAAGCCTTCTCGTCTAAATCTGGCGTGATATGAAACGAAACCAATCGTGTATCAGTAATCACCTCCGGTGAAATCATAAAGGGCTTTTTAAATACCTGACCATAAATAAAATTCACTGACTTAGGAATAGTCACGCCATCCAGAGAAAAATTAACCCCTTTAGCAAAGGCGAAATAAGGAATAAAAAATAAGGAAATAATGGAAACAATCCTGTTCATTTTGATACTCCACTAAAATAAGTGACTTTTTCCCCATCAACAAAACCAAACATCATAATACCCTTACCATGAAAGTTGGTTTTATTTTTCCATATGAAAGGTTTAAAACCACGGTCTTTAGACGGTGACTTTGACTTTAATTCTTTGACCTATGCGCGTTTACGAGGTGCGTGGTTCGACGACTTTCAGTCGTCGGCACCGAAGTGCGCTAACCCACCTACTTCAGTAGGTGGTAGTTAAGTTACCATTCTGATATCACCAGAGGCATTAACTAAAGCCACGTAAGTATAATTATCAATATTTAAAACGCCTGATATACGCCAAGAAACAGAAACAGGTTTGTCTATTCCTTTTTCAGTTCTTTCAGCTCCGCCTCTTTCTCGCATATTGTTATTATTAGATTCTGCATCATTAAAATAGACCTCTTTATGTAATATATCATTATTATTAACATCAGATACGACAGAATTATCGTCAGAATAGCTAGTAAAGAATGCGTAGATAAAATAGCCACTACAGCTAAGTAAGAGTAAAAACCAAAACATAGATACCCATAATTTGGTTTGGCTAAAAACATTTTGCCGAGAGTCAACAGTAGCTTCACTTCCTTTTCCTCCATTATATGAGTGATATAAATTAAATATATTCTTGTCGTATTTATTCTGATAACTGGTTGTTCGGTTAGATTTATATAATTTAACCCCCGTATAAACATCAACCCGATAACGGCTCTTCGCACCAATCATCACGAGCTTGGTCATCTTATACGACGTTTCAATACGGGTCTTTATAAATCTGGCCACCGTATCAGGATGCTGATTCATCAAGGCTAAATCACAACACAATCCAGTATCGGGATCAGTAAAATGACGATGCTCCGCAATAAAGGATCTATGCTCATTGGTCATGTCTTTATCAGAAGACCAGAAACGCCAGACTTCATCAAGGCAAATCAAATCACCGGCACGACAAAAAGAATCGCTACAAGAGTACCCTTCTTCATCATTACGCTTATACGGAAAAAAGCCCCCTTGAATAACCTGTTCATCCGTCACCGTAATAATCTCACCTAACGTCGGATCTTTCCCCTTAGACAGCTTCACCGCGTAATCACGGATAGCATCGGGATTAATGCCGTCAATATTAGTGACAATCCTTCTGCCCTGAAGATAAACCGGAAGAATAACACTTTTCACGCATTCGTGACTCTTGCCCGAGCCAGGAACACCAAAGTAAGCAGTAATAGACATGATGATTACCCAATAATCGGAATTCTGCGAATAATAAAACGCGTAAACCAAGCGGTCACCACCAAGCTCACCCCGAACGCGCCTTGAAACAAATTGATAAAATACCAAGCCGCGTCTGGCAGCAAATCAAACAAAGACTGAATATTAGAACTCTGGGGAAGCAGATCCATAACAGCAAAAAACAGCTCCTTAACAACCAGATACAACGCCCCAAAAACCACAAACTTAATAACCACGGTACGAAGCACAAAGCCAAGAACAGCATTTAAAGCAGAAAGTAGAATACCGTACATAAACAATCCCTTTAAGCACTTAGAATCATACGCAAAGCCGCAAAAGCCCAAATAAGAGAAGCAATCAGCTCAATAAACTTCCGGTTTTTCTCAATAACATCACAATGACTATCAATAATTTGCTCAAAATTAAATCCCGCCAGAGAAAAAGAAATATCCGCAACCGGACAAGCCGCGTCCCTCCCCCCTATCTTAAAGTCAGAAAGAAACGGCATACTGTCCCTGATAGGCTGTATAATTTCTTTCCCAGATGGCGGCTCGCCCAAATCCGGCAATTTCACATTCGGATCAGAGCCAAAATCTACCTTAATCTCAATATCCGAATCTATCTTTGTACCTGATCCTGTTCCTATCCCTGTGCCTGTTGATATTGAAGGCAATTCAATATCTTGAATCGGTGAAAATAAATCCGACGCCGTAAGCTTCCCGCCAATCGTCTTTAACGCGTCACTGACTTCTGATTCTGTAATATAATCACTGTCACTTAGTGTTATTCCTTCATAACCGTCTTGCGCCGCCGCATCATATAATAAATCATTAATTAAATCGGCAATAATAGAATTATCAAGCGGTTTATCTTTGAGAATATCGGCCAATTCACTTGCTGAAACAGTTTTAATAAAATCAGGCTTATTCTTTTTATCAAAAAAATCGCCATTATAATTCATATTTAAAGACAAACGCACACTATCACTAATACGCTCATCATTCATAACGTAATCGTTATCATTAGGCGGCGTACAAATACGTTTATCAGATGTCACTACTCTATCATCGACAGAATCAGAAACAGTAACGTACTCACAGGGATTATAAGAACTCAACAAAGTTTTTTTATGAAGAATCGCGGGTACAACCGCATCAAATGATGTAATCGCATTGCCAATTCTATTGGTTTCTAAATTCATGGATGGATAATAGGGAAATTTGCTACCAATTTTAGGCGAAAAATCCAAAACATCTAACTAATAAGAAGTGTTAACATATTTAAAACTAGCATTGTCACCTTTGGCGGTATAAACAACAGGTTTAAACCTCTTTTCAAAACTTCTAACGGCCTTTAATATCATTATATTTTTAACAGCATCAATATTATCATTATCAATATAATGGTAATCCCCTGTATCATCATCAATATCAATAGAATAAATTGCAAAACTTTTATCAAAAGACGTAGAACCAATAACACCAGAAGGGATCGGAAAAGCCCCCGTCTTTGCATCATTAAGAGGAAACGCTTCAACCGATACCGGACGCGATGGTTGTATAGTCGTACCCTCTAACTCACCTCCAAAGGAAGCCCCATAAAGAAAAACCGGAGAATCAGGCGAAGGCTCAAAATCTACAATCTGAGTTCGACCACCTATACGAACCTCATACTTACAGTTCCCCAACTCAACCCCATCGGTGACGACTTTCAAATTATCAGAACGAAAAGCATCAATCAGTTCTGAAGCTGTCATAACTCCGCCTGCAACATTAAGAGCAGCCCAAGTCACCTGACCCGATTTGCGTAAAGCAGAATTCACCGGAACCGTCGCCGCTCTCGTTGCCGCGACACGGGACATCCCCGCCACAGTAGCCGCTGCCTCTTTCCTTATCGTTGCCTGTATAGCTGCTTCCGTTAATGGATACTTTGTTACGGCCTGTCTTGCTGCTGCCTGAGTTACCGCCCTCTTTGCCGTAGTCTGTGCTATAACCCGAACTAATAAACCTGCCACCAAAGCCGGATTGGCCGTAACAGGTTTAGGCCTACCAATAAATAAAAATGAAAAACAAAAAGCATAAACGATTAACCTTTGGATCCCTGAATGACAGCCCATGCGCATAATAGACCCCAGATAAAAACAACGAACGTTAATAAGTCAGTATGCATAAATAAAAAAAGGGGCTTTCACCCCTTTACCTTAATTTAATTTGATTTAATTAAGCACCACGAACCATTTTTAATACGTGCTTAACACCTGCAATAGCAGCAAGCAAAGTAATAATAGAACCTGCAATAGCCATAACAGCAACAATTACACCTGAAAAGCTAATATTGCTTGTCAGTGCTGACAAATCAACATCACCCGCTTTACTTACTGTATCATCAGCAAAAGAAAATACAGAAGACACTGCCAGAGTTGCACCTAACGCTATTTTTTTACAAAAAGATTTTATAGACATCTTTGAATTTCCTTTATTAAGCATGTTTTACCATGCGAATTATTTGACCCAAACCAAAAGAAAAGAAATATAACATCATTACTAAACTAAACGCCAACCCCCAGACTTTACCCAAATAAGGATAATCGTAAGAAATTGGAACTTGAGTTGATATATCCAATATTATTTTTTGGCAATTATTGGATATATCGCATATAGAACCTGTTAAAGATGACATTGCTATCCCTTATTAAATAGAATGTTCCTATAGCTTTATTAAGTGTTTCACTGTTTCCATTGGTACATAAGAAACATTCCACTGATTAAACTCAAGTCTTGGCGGATTATCCCCGAATGGTTTACCCGGATATAAGCTAGAACCAGAAATCAGATATTTTCCTTCTGGTAATGGGTTTGGCTCTGATAAAGTGATAACTGTCTCTGACATTGAACGCGGCCCCATATGTGCAATGACACGTTGCGTATAATAGGGAGTAATTTCGCCCGTATTTTTATTGGTGCGTGTCTTTTGTTCGATTTTTACATCAGCCGCAGTAACTTCAATGTAAAATGGGATCTTGTCTAAAACGGACATTTTGATACTCCTAACTTTTCATTTATTAATGTTTGGTATATTGGGGGCAAATCTAATTTCAGGTTTAAATCAGAAATATACTCATCACAAACTATCATTGATAAAACGGCTTGAGTGTCCCCCTCAAAGAAGTGGATAATTTTTGCAATAGTGGAAGAAGCTTGTTTTCTAAGCCAGCTTACTTTAGCTTCAATGGCATCAATGGCCTTTCGCCCTAAAAGAACCGGAATTGCAGCAGGCTTCGTCGGATTGATGGAAGCTGCGTAAGGACACAAACCTGTATAAGTCCCTTGTGTATTTAAAAGTACCTCAATTGGTACACTTTTAATTCAGCTTCAGAACGATACCAAGTGCCAGACACGTTTTGTTCTAACGCCTTATTATATACACGCCAATAAACACGTGATTGCCGGGAACCTACAGTTACAATCTCTTTGGTGTAGCACCCTGCTGCATCTATTTCATCTGCAATGCCTAATTTTAGCTTTGGTCCCATACCGCCATAAAACGCATCATCTTTATAAGCTGATAACGCATAATGGCAAGTGAACACACCGTCATAATCATCAGTAGCGAGATCCAAGCGTTTTAATGACGTAATATCTAAATGTTTAAGCCACTTATAGATTTTTTCCGGTGTTGTGCCACTCATAACATGTGTACAACCCTTTCCGCCGATCTGAACGTAAAAAGTTCCGTTGTTCCCGCCCCAATAGATCATGCCAAAATGTTCATACCCGCCATTTTCAGAATAAAGAACCGCTGAATCCTGATAAGCAAACCCGCCAGTACCGCGAGCTGGTCCGACAAATAATCCAAAAACAGCGGCAATAAAACGTCTCAGGCGTGAATGTAAACAGGACAATAACTCTTTGTTATAACGTTCAGCTTTACGGTTGATATCTTCAATAGAAGAAGAAAATACCTCATATGAATCAGGTAATGCCTCATAATCATTACCTGATACCGTTTCAGTAAATCGGCTATGTTCATAATGTCTATAAGATGGCAAAAATTCATATTTACGCCATTCATGCCCTTTTTCCTGAAAAGTATGAACATCTTTCATGCATGAAAGCGGCGCAGAAAAAGCCAGATAATCGATAAGAACGCTTCTATCAGTCATCATTTTAAAGATTCCTGATAGCCAGTGAAATTCCCAGAAGTAGCCGCCGTAGAGACGAGCACTATTTTATTGCCGTAAAGGGAGGTGCATTCATACATCAACTCATCAACAGACGGATAAAAATCCCATTCATCGGCAACAAGAGCATTGATGCTAAAACCTGCAATGTAATCGAAGTAAATGATTTTCATAGCCCCGCTCTTGTAACCAAGAGAGAGCGAAAGTTAGGGGTTATAACTGTATGATCGGAGTGGGATTCGCACAATCCACGTTATGCTAAATTGCTAGGCTGCCACCGCTATTCTAAATAAGAATTCATAATGATGATACACCCATTTTTACCCTCCCAGGTTTTTGCTGTTGTAATGAAGTGATTTCCATGAAGGCTTTTACATGTTCAAGTCACTGCCCCATAAATTGGCAGCAATGGTTTCGTGTCACGGTTTCATGCAGGGATTGCCACAGGCGTTCAATTTTATTCAACCAAGGGGAATAGACCGGTAAAAACAAGAGATTAAATTTAGGATTTTTTGCCAGCCACGCGATGACTTTCTGACTTTTATGAATGCCATAGTTATCTAAAATCAAGGTGATCGTCTTTGCATTAACATATTGATTATTAAGTACATATAACAACTTAATAACTTAACTACCACCTACTGAAGTAGGTGGGTTAGCGCACTTCGGTGCCGACGACTGAAAGTCGTCGAACCACGCA